TGTTCATCACATCTTCAAGATATGAAGGAAGCTTAACCACGCCTAAACTTGGATTCGATTTCACCCAATTCTTTGGGTCATCATATATTTCTTGTGTGTTGTCTTGGGTATATAACCAGGGAAGTACACGTTCATCAGTGATTTCACCTTTCAACATCTTCCTTGCATAGTCTAATTTGTTATCAAGGAATCCACCTACCGTAGTTCCTTCGGTTGTGATGATGAAGATTAGTGGTTCCTTTTTTGTTGATTGGCTCTGCTTGATGGCATCATATACTTTTGAATCTGTCATTTCGTGGACTTCATCAATACAACCAACCTCAATGTTATATCCATCTTTATTTCTACTTTGAGCTGATAATTTCTTGATCTTATTCTTAGTTTTCGGAGAATAGATAAAGAAAATATTCTTTTTACTGCGTTTCTCATTTGATAGTGCAGGCGACTGTTCACGCATGTTATTGATCTCTTCAAAGAGAATGTTCGCTTGCTCACTCGTGTTTGAAGCACATACGATGTCAACACCACCTTTTGATAAAAAAAACTCAGCAAGGTCAATACCAGCGATAAAGGTGGTCTTTCCGTTCTTACGAGCAATCAGTAATATGACTTCATTAAAACGTCTTAATCCAGTCTCAGAAATCTTAAACCCATAGGCTGTTTGAATGATTGCTTTCTCCCAAAGTTCAAGTATAAACGGATGACCATTAAATGGTGACTTTGTGTGTTTACAAAAGGTTTCTATAAAATCAATTCGAAGATTCCCTGGTGCTTCATCAAAAACATATCTCGGATTTTTCAAATCCTGAATCAATATATCTAGCTGTTTTTTTAATTCCTCACCAACTAGAATGTTTCCATCTTCTATCTGATGATGATATTCAACTAGATAGTTCATCATGTACTTGCTTTCTTAAGAAACTCATCGAATGCATCATCACCATCAATAACATTCTTACCCATGATTGAGTTTAGTGTTTTGATGACAGTTCCATATGAATTAATGAGTTTAGTATAATATTTAGCAGCTTCTGTCTGTCTTTGAGCACCTTTACTTGAGACTTGAACAGCACCATGTTTTCTTATTTGCTCTTGAAGAATGCCAAGTTCAACCTTCATGAAGGCAGCTTGCTCAAGTAGGTTATCTACCAGTTGTGTTTTGGTTTCATCAACGGACGAAAAAAGCGACCGCAGTCGCTCTAGTTCTATATTGATATCTTTTAGTTTAGACACAACAACACCTCATTCGAATATGGCTTCTGGACATATCATAACCGGTCCTACTGCTTTCATTCCAAATACTCTACTTGCTAGTTGATTGAACTCCATATTGTGTATCAAGCCTTCTTCATTGACTAAAACGACATGACCAGGAATCCTCAAAGGATAAACCTCGATGTATCCTTTGACTTGTTCTTGAAGTTCATTCAGTTCGAATGCCGTATCCTTTGGTTTAATAAAAGAGATGGAATTATCAGTGTTCAATACTAGTGCCTTGTCTTGATAGATGCCACTTAAAAACAATCTAAGAGGAATCACACTTGAACTGTTGCATTCTGAACAGCACTCTTCGTTTCCAATTGGGTGGGCATTGTGTGAGTCACCCAAGATTTCTTTATTGCACAAGCTGCATGTCATTATTAATTACCTCAATTAAGTCTTCCTCTGGGATGATTGCTAAATCTCCCCATGTGCCATGTAGTTGATCGAGTCCATCGATGTATTCAATGACTCCTTCTCTTCCGTTATAATGGTCTTCACCCTTCATATCGATGATTCTTATTTTATCCCCAATTTTGTACATAATAATAACCTCCTATGGTCAGTAATATATATCACTCTAAAGAGAGAAAATAGCAAGTAAAAAAGCGACTAAGGTCGCTTTCATTCGTAATCAAATACTCAATCCCATATGTTATTAAGTATTTGAATTTCCGTATCTTCCTCAGGATTTGTAATAACAATATCATACTCATTGTTGTTCTTAAAATCCCTAATTAATTCGGTAAAATAACCTCTACCAAATAGCTCATTATCATCGAGACATTCAACTATTTCAGAGAAATTTGGGTCAGTAGAATCGGCAAATAATATTATATTATCAAGTGAATAACGGTTAATAAAAGAGCAATACAAATTGTTAGCAAAAGTTATATTAACTTCGGGATTATAGACAAAATGTTTTGTCATGTTATAGCCCTTAAAAAATGATTTTAATAATTCTGGTGTGGCACTTACAGAACTGTTAAGTACTAATTTGTCCACAAGAAATGAAACAACCTCTGGGGTTAAATCCGGTCTCTTAGCTATTATTAATGAACTTAAATCTTGGATTTGATTCTCTTTATTTTTAAATGCTATTAAAAATTCAGCATCTCTTTCTTGAAACTTCTCACAAACCAATCTGACTTGGCCATCAAAATACTTATATGGTGATTGGTTAAATCCATTTCCAGTTGAAATGGATCCTTTCTTTCCATAAATAGTAGAGAAATTTTTATATTTATCAGGTAATTGATTATCATTAAAACCAATGATAAATGCATTGATAAACTGATAACTAAAGACTAGTAATTCATCTTGTTTCTTCCAATAGTCTCTATTAAATTCATTATTATATATTCGGTGTGCTGGAACATTGCGTAAATCGGATATTTCTATTGCAAAATCTTCGAAAGTTGTTGCCAAAACACTATCTTCAATAATATTCCTTAGCATATCGCTTAGTTTTGGTTTCTTTTTGCTTCCCAACACGCTCTTTGAATCATAAATTTTCTTGACTAGTTCTTTATTAAGGTTTTGATACAGTATTTTGTAAAGTTCCAAAACAAACAAATAATAGTTGATTTTAGAAGGCACAAATATTGGATGAAAATGCTCTAATTCAGATATTTCGTATGACCTTGTAAACATAGTATCTCCAAATATATCTTTTGTGATTCGATTCACAATGTCAATACCAGTCAGCAATAAGTTGTATATGTCTATTTCTTCGTATTTGTATCTCTCGCCATATATCAAATTAGTAATGTTTTGCTTCATAATTTGCATATTATGGCTTGGCACAATTTCATATCTTTCAACAAAGTTTTGAAAATCTACATCCTGTTCAAGTAGTTCATATAGAAAAATACTAACTACTGGATTTCCAGATTTCAAATCGTGTGCAAGACAAAGGTTTTTAATATATATTCTATCATTTGATTCATCTGAAGAAATCACATACCCTCTATATGAAACCCATTTAAAGTGATATTTTGAGTTATTTGTAAAGATTGTGAGCAATTCATTCATAAAATAAATAGCAGTAAAATCTGATTTATACAAAGCTAGAATTTGGTAATGGGAAAAACCGAAATTTCTCAATTTACGATAGTGCTTTTTACAAAATGATTCAGTGAATGAAATCTCACCATCATTTGATAGATTAATAACCTTGTCAGTTATTAATGGTGATAAATCAAAAATAACTTCATTTTTATTCATGTGATTGAAGTTATTTTTTTTAATTAATTTTGCAATTTTAAATCCAACAATTGCTGACTTAGTATAAATGATATTCACCTCTTTCAGGTTTCCGCATGTAATAACAGATTTTCAAAAAATCGATGATGTGTATTTTAATTGCCACCCTGTACGGTACCCTCATCATATACTAGATAACTGGATGGGGGGATAGTGTGTAATGCTTATCATCAATTTCCATTTGATAAACTGGAATGTTTTTACTCAATGCATATTGTTTAATAAGATCTTTATCATTATTATTAACGAGAGCGCCTAAGAATATCTTACTGATAAAGGGAAGACTTAAATCAATATATTGCTTGTCAATTAGTTCCAATTTTTTATCTTTAAGAAACAATCTTATTTCATTCTCATGCTTCCAAACCTTACTTTTTGTTGTAATGATACGATGAATACTTTTTTTGATATAGATTGATTCTTGATCATCATTCCTTTTAACTTCAGAATTCTGAGTAGTAACATGAATTTTTATCTCTGGTCTTCCTTCAGTGTAATTCACTTCAGAAAAATCCATGGCCTTATATTCATCATCAGGTATATCAAATTCATAACAAACACCTTTGTGACCATTTGCATAATATGACCACATCAAAATACTGTCAAGTGTTCTAGTGAAACATGAAACAAAAATGCCATTTAGTAACACAGATGTACTATCATTATCAAAAGAATTCATATTTCGAATCCCTTTGAGTAGTTTGTCCTCTTTTTCCTTAGTGTTAAAAGCATTCTCTTTATTCCATTGATCGTAACTTACTGTTAATGATGGTCTTAATTCGAATGGATCATTAAAATTAGACACTCTAACATATGCAAATAATGAATGCAAAATATTTTTCTCGATATATTTATCAATTGGTCGGTATTTGTATATTTTCATGATATTAACACCCTAAGGCAATGAATACTAAGTTCATTATACTAATAAAAATCATATGGATTTTGTGCTCTACCTTTGAAAAGTTTCAGCAGTTTTTCTTTGAATTCAGGATTTGAATCAATATAGTCTTTTACCCAAGGTTGCAATGTATATTCAAAATACATTCCAACAGAAGAAACTTCAGTCAGTCTGTAGACAATATGCTTTCCGTTTAATAGGTTGATTAAGCCAGAGTTAATCTCAAACGAACCGCATTGATCATCTGCAAAATATAGGCTTGATATTACCTTCATTTCACCAATGTTTAGTTTATTTAAACTGGCATGTAGTTTTTCTAGTAATTTTTTATTTTTTTCATCATCAGATAAATTTTTTTCATCTACTATCTTCTCTAAAAAACCTGAAGATTTGCTCATAAGAGATTTTATCAGTTTAATCGTTTCAGACGATTTAATTGCTGCTAATCCAGCTACTTCACAAAAATCATCAATGAACTCTGAAAGTGATTCTTGAGTGATCATGGTGAATTTATATGATGTATTTAGAAATCCTTTTATTTCATCCATAGTGATGTCGTTAAGCTTGAAATAAAAACATTTCTTGGTATCATTGCTCATCCAGCCAACACCTAATTCTTGCATACATGCTTGGCTTTCAAGGAAATTTCGTGACAAAACATATATAATGATTGCCGATTTAGAAAGATGCATTTTCACAGTATCTTCAATTCTGTTTCCTTGTTTGACACCCTGTCCCTCTATTGAAGAACAGAATATTTTATCTTTTGGAATACCTAATCCGTATAGAAAATCGTTCAATTGCAAAATGAACTCTATATCCTTTGATGAATGACTAATGAATACAGAATTTATTGTATCTACCATCCTAGCACCACCTTTTATAAATATTATATCAAACAATACTTATTTTACCGATGTTTTTCAGGATTTATTAGGTTTCCGTCTGAATCAAATTTTATTACTTTACTGAAACGTTCATGCTCATGGTTATGGCATTCTCTACAAAGTAGTTCCATGTTATCTTGATTTAGACTTATCGATGATTCATTAACATTCTCAACATTGAGTCTTTCTTTATGATGAACTTCGATTCCAACTTGACCACATCGTTCACAAAGTCCATTGACCGACATAATCTTGAGTTCTCGAGCTGCAAGCCATGCAGGTGACTTGTAGAAATTATGCAGAACCTTTGGCTTTTTCATATGCTTGTTTTAGTTCAGCTGCTTTTGCTTCCACATGTTCCCAGCGAACTGGCAAATCTTCTCTGCCCATATGTCCGTAGGCTGCTAACTCCTGGAACTTTACTTTATCGAATTCTAATTCCTTACGAATGTTTGCTGGAGTGAAATTGAAATGTTGTTTAACTATTTCAAGTAGTTGCTCATCCGATAACCTACCAGTTCCAAATGTATCAATGGATACAGCAACTGGGTTTGCAACTCCAATGGAATAGGACACACAAACTTCGCACGTGTCGGCCAATTCTGCCTCTACAAGGGCTTTTGCTACGAATCTGGCATAAACCTTGCTTACGTCCTTGCCTGAAAAAGCTCCACCACCATGTTTAGCATACCCACCATAGGTATCAACTATTATCTTTCTACCAGTTAAACCGGAATCCCCATAAGGTCCACCAATAACGAATGCACCTGTTGGATTAATTAGAACATTGATGCCTGTTAGGTCTTTTCCAATCAACGGTTTAAGTACTTCTTCAATAATGATTTCTTTAGCGAGTGATAGGCTTGCTCCTGGTCTTGTTTGAGCAGAAACAATAATGGTATCGTATGCGAATGGTTGTCCATCAACATACCTAACTGATACTTGACACTTACCATCTGGACCAAAGATGTGGTTGTACTTAGCTTTTCTAAGTGCATCTACTTCTTTAGCAATCTCATGTGCAACTACAATTGGTAATGGCATGATCTCTGGTGTTTCATTGCATGCAAATCCATACATCATCCCCTGATCACCTGCACCCTGTTGATGATCCAGTGTTTCATTGACACCTTGTGCAATATCAGGTGATTGCTTGGATATCTTTTCTAATACACAGAATTCATCGGTATATCCGATTTCTTTGAGTACTTGTTTCGCGATTTCTGAATACTCTACCGTTGAGGTAGTTGTTACCTCACCAAAGATAACGACTAAGTCATCCTTGATTGCTGTTTCAACTGCTACTCTTGCTAATTGATCTTGTTCTAGAATCGCATCCAGTATTGCATCACTGATTTGGTCACAGATTTTATCTGGATGTCCACTAAAGACCGATTCGCTTGTTATGATTTTCATGTTGTCCTCTTTTCTAGCAAGAAAAAGGAAGCACTTAGCTTCCCTGGTCTGCTTTGATTTGACTGTGTTACTATAATCTTGCTTTTGGTAAGTATGCAGTGTACCTTGCGTAATGATATCCTTCGCTTTCGACTAAAATACCAAAACCGTGTGAATCAGACGTAACGAAGATACAGTGGAATACTTCTTCTTGGTCACAATACATATGCTCAAGATTTTCTTTGATAAAATCGTAGTCGTTCAGTGGATCCTTGATGAAGCATTCAAATAAGTCTTTATCGATGACTACTTGTTTTTCAATAACGAACTCATCATGAGGAATGAGTTCTGTTGATGTTGCTTTACGTATAAAATTGGTTTTCATGTTGTTGTCCTTCTAGTCGATTTTCCAAGCGGTATACACGCTTCGGTAAGTGCAATCCCAAGTATCTAGAATAATGCCATCTTTACATACTGTAACATGGCCAGTCATCTTCAACACATAAGTCCCGCGCGTATAGAGACCGGTAAAACTGGACCCCTTGATTCGAGGTTCTCCCTTGATTGCTTTAAATATCAATCGAGGTTTGCCTTCGAAGTATTTGTATAAGAACTCGGTATCTTTATAACTTGTGAACTTCCACTCTCGTTTGAGTTGGTTGAGTTCTCGTCTGCATTCCATATAGTCTTTATTCATGGCAGTACTGATTGCTCTGACAACACAATCTGTTGTTTTGATTCCCTTTGGGTGCGCATTGTATTCTTGGAACATTACTTTGACCACCCTTTATTGAACCACTTCACAAGTTCTCTAGATGATTCCGTTTGAAACACTGGTTTTTCAAATCCATCAAGTCTTTCAAAAACTGTGTATTTGAAATCGTTCCATACGCAATCGATTTGAACAACGAATAAGTTATTGTTGTTTTCGATGTCTGCGATTCTAAAATCATCGTAGAGTGGACCATTGAGTGGGCAGTTGTTCTTGAACCACACATAACTTGTTTCTAGGTCAACTTTACCACCAGCTTTGATTTGCTTGATGATGTTACCCATCTTTACAGTTTTGTTAGCTAGACTTGAATCTCTACAAAACCAGTCGAACCATCCAGCTTTGATTTGGGTTGTTGTATCAGGTTTGTTGAACTCACCTGACTTAAATCTTTGAATCCATTCTGACAACTTGATTTGTTTATCCATAATGTGACCTACTTTCTACCTTTTGGTATGTATATATATCACTCTAAAGACCTTTTATATCAAGTCAAATCGACACTAAATGCTCACTATAGTGACAAATTTTGAAAGTCATCAACGGCATTAAGCGATAGCTTCTTACCCTTTCGGATCAGATAGCAATTGTCGCTTGATCCTTTGTGTCTTATATATCGTTTAACAATTACATCGACGAATCTCTCATCAAGTTCCATTAGATAAGATTTTCTTTGAAGCTGATCGGATGCGATCATGGTTGATCCAGAACCACCAAATAGGTCTAATACATATTCATTAACCCTTGAGGAGTTTGCAATCGCTCTTCCACAGAGTTCAAGAGGCTTCATTGTTGGATGGTCATCATTCCGCTTAGGCTTGTTATATTCCCAGATGGTATCTTGTGTGCGGTCATCAATAAAGTAATGAGCTGCACCTTCTTTCCATCCATAAAGGATAGGTTCGTGTCTCCAGTGATAATCTTGTCTACCTAGTACTAAGGCATTCTTAACCCAGACTAAGCACTCGGCTAGTTTGAAACCGGCATTTTTGAACGCATTTCTAAAGTTGATTCCTTCAGTATCTGCATGGCATACATAGATTGCTCCACCAGGTTTTGCTGCTTCAAACATGTTTGTGAATGCATCATATAAAAAAAGATAGAAGCTGTTATCTTCCATCTTGTCATTCTTAATCTTCCCAGCTGTGCCTTCATAGTCCACATTGTATGGTGGGTCTGTGAAGATCATATCAATTTTTTGTCCATCCAGGAGTCTTTGAACATCTTGTTTCTTAGTTGAGTCACCACACATGACTCTGTGATTACCTAATAGATAGATATCACCTAATTCTGAATAAGGTGTCTCACTGATTTCATCTGAAGGATCAAAATCATCATCACTTGCATTATCTGGAACTTCTGATTCAAGCTCTTCAAATCCGAATTGAAGCATATCGATATCGATATTAGAGAGTTCTTCTTCTAGTTTACTGAAATCCCAGGAAGCAAGTTCTGCGGTCTTGTTATCTGCCAAACGAAAGGCCTTGATTTGCCCTTCTGTGAGGTCATTAGCAACAATGCAAGGAACAGTTGACAATCCTAGTTTAATGCTTGCTTTGAGCCTTGTGTGGCCAGCAATGATAACTAGATCCTTGGTGATCACAATCGGAACCTTGAATCCGAACTCTTTAATACTATTAGCTACAGCATCTACTGCAGCATCATTATTTCTTGGGTTGTTTTCGTATATTAACAACTCCGAGGGTTTCTTCATCACTATGTTCATTAATCCAAGTTTCCTCGCCTTTTTCTATGCGTTTCAGCATGATGTCTATTTCTTCTTTGCGTTCATTGTATTCACGTCCGAACTTTATTATTAATAAGTATTTGATCGCATTAAAATCGGGAAGAGCTTTCTTCTTTGTTTTCACAAGTCGCTTCTTTGTACCCGATGATGTTTCTTCAATGATGGTTTGTACTTCCTCATACTCTATACCAACAGCACGTTGGAACAGAGCATCCATGAGCTTATACTTAAGTTCATCATCGCCATTGATAAATGCTTGATTTAGTCTGGGATGAGATCGTTTCAATTTGATAAGTGTGTTCTCACTTAGGTTCATGGCTTTGGCGATATCCTTTTGGATAATCCGCCTTGCTACCATGTCTTGAATACTTTTTATTCGTTCATCAAGTACTCCATCAGCCTCCCATTGCTGATATGTATCCAGTACCTTTGGCACATCGATTCCAACCTTTCAGGGTTCAGTAAATTTATCAAAAACTGAAGTTATCCAAGGGTTGAATACTACATATTTTTCTGCAAAAGAAAAGAAACCCTCGTATTTGAGAGTTTCTATCTTCTAGGCTTCATCTAAAGCCAGTATTCCACGCTAATTGTAGTA